AACTTATTGTTGACAAGTTCTCATTTGTGGTATAAAATTGTTTTGGATAGATAAATATATCATTACCATATTATCACAGTCAGGGTTAAATTACAAAAAAAATCTGAGAGGTTCTCCTAACTTTTCATAACCCGTAGCCTACACTTCTATTTATTCTCATTCATAGTAATTAGTTTTCAGGAGGTGAAAATTTGAAACACGGTAAAAGACCTACAAGAGCACAAAAAATTCAACTAAACAATATCGGTTTAAATGCTGATAATTGGCTGGTTGTAAAAGCAACAACTGAAGTTCTCGAAGTTGTGCATAGGGTTTCAGGGAATATAAAAAAAATTCCTGCAACACTGAAAAAGTAATGAAGCTAAACGGAAAGGATGATGCTCAATGCAAAAGAGACAATTAACATCATTTGGGAAGAGTGTAAAAAAGAGTCTCATCGAAAAGGGAATGACACAAGTACAACTAGCAGAAGCCATTGGTACCAGTAATAAGTATATTAACTTGATTCTTTATGGTGATAGAACAGGTGAAAAATATATAAGCAAAATTGTTGCAGCACTTGAGCTTAACCCTGAAGAATGGAAAATACCAGCTTAAGGAGGATTAAAAATTGGATAAGAGAGAAAGTACAATTGTGGAGTTTAAGCGTATAATTCCGGCAAAAGAAACTAATAACCATGATATGAAGCAATTCTTTTTCACTCAAAAATTAAACAAGCTTAAGACAGAGCAAGAAGAAATTTTAAAAAATATAGATAGAGAAATTAATGACGTTTATTATTACATGAATATGAAACTTGCAAATATTGAAGTATACAGTAATCTGAAAAAGTTTGTTGATGATGATATTGCTAAGTTAGAGAATGAATTAAAGGAGTTTGTTGAATATGAAGAGAATCAGAAAGATAGGAATATTTGATGCAAAAGAAAAGAGCGTCCATTCCCAAATGACCCGCTCTTTTCAGACAAGCAGATGAATATATTCATCTTCTCTATTCTAACAAGGACATATCAAAATGTAAAGCATAAAGGAGGAAAAGAGGATTGGCTGAAACATTTATATCTTTAGAAATAGCAGCTGAACTCGAAGGGATTAAGTATAATACCTTAGTCCAACGAATGAAGCGCAATCCAAAGTCATTTAAGATATCAAAGGAACAGGGTGAGAATGGCGGTAAAGAACGTGTGTCCGTTGCCCTTTCCTCTCTCTCCTCAAAAGCAAGAAAGGCTTATAAAGTAAGTCAAAAGGTAATTGTTGAAAATTCTGATATTAAACAGAAAGCACAGGAGTTTCCATGGTACATTGATATTGACTTGAATTGGTATATTGAGACACACAAGCAACAATATTATGAAGCAGTTGAACTTTCGAGAAAGCTTGATGAGTTTGTGACATATAAGGATAGCGATCGGACGTCTTATTCCGATGAAATGGCTTTGAAATTAGGAATAAGTCAACGAACATTGTACCGTTATGCTGAAGGTTACCTTGAGGCCAGCGCATGGGCATTGAAACTTGAGAAAGAAGAAAATCGTAATTTTGATTACTTAAAAGTCCTTGCACTTTGCAGAAAGCCAAAAGATTCTAACACTTTCCCAAGCCTGACCGATGAACAGAAGGCTATCATAGAAAATATATGGTTTGATAAGAGCTTTGCACAAAACAAAGGTACTATCGAAATGCTGTACTGGAAGTTTGAAGATATTGCTTTTGAGCGTGGGTGGGAAGGCTATCCATCTATAAAAACAGTTGCACGGTACATAAAGTATTTAATGGATGAGCTAAGAGGTAAAAACGCTCACTATCTGGCAGCCAATGGCATGAGGGAATTTAAAAATGCCAAGATGTTGAAGGGGAAACGTGATACTACTGCACTTTCCATAATGGAATTTGTCCAAGGTGATGAACATACTTTTGATTGCTGGGTACAGTACACCAGCCCTAACGGGAAGGTAAAAGCGGTAAGACCGAAGTTAGTTGCTTGGATAGATACCCGTTCACGCTGCATAATGGGTGACGTGCTCTGTGTAGATGCAAACGCACAGATACTAAAAGAAAGTCTTGTTAAGATGGTTTACTCTCACCCTGGCGGTGTACCGAAGCACTTGCACATTGATAACGGTAAGGATTACACGGCAGAAACAAACACCGGACAGAGCCGTAAGGAACGACAGATGCAAGACTTACAATTTGACAGTGAGACCAAAGGTTTCTACCGCTCTATCGGTATTGAAGACTGGTCACGCTCCTTACCTTACGAGCCTTGGGGAAAAGGTCAGATTGAACGTTTTTTCGGTACTGTCTGCACTCAATTTACAAAGTGGATGGAAAGCTATGTAGGTACCCTTACCGGGTCAAGGACAGATGCAAAACGGAAAAAAGACATTCCTAAAATGCTTGAACGTGGGGAGTTGCTCACGATGGAAGAATTTTATGAGCATTGGACACGTTGGAAAAATGAAGTTTACCACAAACGGGAACACAGTTCTTTAAAGAAAGCCCGTGAGAAATACATTACACCGATTGAATTATTTGAAAATGCGGTTGAAAGGTATGTAAAGGCTGCTCCTCCAAGAGAGTATGCAGCAATGCTCCTTATGAAAGCTGATACTGCCCTTGTTCGTAACCAGGGAATTATTAAATTTGGTACTCTTTATACAGATTATGAACTTTGTCATTATATTGGTGAGACTGTCAATATCAAGTGGGATATCGACGATGTGACCAAGCTATATGTGTATGACAAGAGCGGAAAACGTATCTGTGAGGCGGTATCTTCTGAGCTTCTACAATTTGCACCGGGTGTAACACAAGCAGCACTTGAAGAGCATATGAGAAAACAGAAACGACAGCTTAGAGAAACCAGGGAGCTACTCGAAGATTTTCAAACGCCCTATGAATACCGTGTACAAGATGAAAACAGTACTCCGGTTGTGGTTGGCAGCTTAGACCTTACAGTCTCTAAGGCGAAACAAAAGGTTGTACAGCTTCCCAATGACAAGGAGTTCCGCAAAGGTATGAAGGACGGAAGTATTTCTAAGAAACAAAGCAAAGAACAAAATGAAAAAGGTCACGAAGAATTTTTCAATCAGAAGGCTCAGTCGGCGTTGGAAAAATTAAGAGCCCTCGGATAATCCAAGGAGGATAACACATGGAAGCATTAGCAGCAAAAGCCTATACAGGCGAAATTAAGACCATTGCAGAAAAGATGAATGAATATATAAAACGTAAGGGCATGACCATTACTGAGCTTGCCAGCAATATAAACTACTCTCGTACAACGGTATCAAGATTTTTGGCGGGGAAGTATGATAGCGATTCAACTGAATTGGAAGCCAAGCTTTCCGCCTTCCTTCAGGATGCTACTGGTGAGAACACTACTGCATCCAAAGAGCAAAAACCTACTTTTCGAGTAGTAAAACAGCGTGCCAGTTTCTTTGAGAGCCACGATGCCCAGAATATTATAGGTGTGTGCAGCTCCTGCCAGGAATACATAGGACTTGGTATTGTAGTTGGTAAGTCAGGATACGGTAAAACCCATGCTTTGAAGTATTACTCAAAAATGCCTCGTGTTGCTTATATTGAGTGTGATGATACTATGAGCAGCCGTGACCTGGTAGAAGCAATTGAAAGGTCTCTTGGCATTCCTACAACCTACGGAACTATATGGAAACGTGTCAACGGTATCAGGGAGTTTTTCAACGTTAACCGTGGCTATCTCCTGGTTATTGATGAGGCGGATAAGCTTATAAGCAAGTATACACAAAAGAAAATGGAAATTCTAAGGGCAATATTTGACCAGACAGATGTCGGAATGGTAATTGCCGGAGAGCCCAAGCTTGAAGCACAGATAAAATCCTATCTTACCAGATTTGCAAACCGTGTAGACTTTTATGCAAGCCTTAAAGGACTTACGAATAAAGAGGTTGAGAGTTTTCTTGAAGGATATGAAGTGGAGGAAGATGCACTCGCTGAATTGAAAGCCAGGGCGTGCAATCATCAAACCGGATGCTTTAGATTACTTGACCGAACACTCAATAACGTTTTCCGTATCCTTCAGGAACGTGGTAAAGATAAAGTTACTCTTGATGTTATAAGCCAGGCATCTAACATGATGATGCTCTAATCTCATCTAAAGTGGCAAAGGAGGCTAATAAAATGAGAAAACTAACGTTAGAAGATATCCCGGTTAATGATTTTAACCGAATTTATAGAGAATATGGTGTCGTGATAGAAATTCATTCTGGAGAGATTGCAAGAGCAAGTATTGAGGGAACGGGTATTACACAACCGCTCCCCATAAGCCCTGAAAGTGTCCTTCTCCTGGTAAGAAAGGAAGAAGGTAACGCTTGCTAATTAATTTGGAAAAGAGGTACAGGCCATGAAATCGGTCATAGAGTATTTAGAAGACCAAAGAGATATAAATACATTCCAGTGCTATCATTTTTCGACATCATCGTTATTCGATGCACCAAAACCCGGTTACGAAAAGGAATATGAGGAGACTATGAGAGAACGGGATATTATTAACGAACTAATTGCAATGGTTAAGAGAAAGAATGCGTGAGGTGTAATTATGAAAATGACATATAGTTTTGAGGTAGATGAGGACTTTGAGGTATTAGACAGTTTTTTTGAATTATTAGAAGCTGTAATCGAGGATGAATTAGACTGCAAGGTCATAAGAAGCAAGCTTGAGACACCAGACGAAGTCATTTCAAAGGGTGAATGGGAAGAAGATATCTAATTTAAGAGGGAAAACACTGAAAGGAGTAATAAGTATGGCAAGAACGAAAATCAAGGAATCCCCGGTTTTTAAGACCTGGGCAGATGTAGACGATGCATTAAAGAAAATTGCAGAGGCAGAACTTGACCTCCTGGATATTGAAGGTGAAATGAACAAGCAAATCCAGGGGATAAAGCTTACAGCATCACAGGAGGCAGAACCGATAAATGACCGCATTGCTTCTCTTGGTAAGGATATAAAGGCATTTGTTGAGGATCACAGGGATGAGCTGGACGGTAAAACAAAGATGCTGAATTTTGGTAAGACAGGCTTCCGCTTGAGTACAAAAGTTGTACTCCCTAAGCCAAAGGAAAAACTTGCTGCTATTATCAAAAGCCTTAAGGCACGCAAGATGACCGATTGTATTGTTACAGTAGAAAATATCAACAAGGATGTTCTTAAATCCAAGTATACAGAGGATGAAATCATCCGGGTTGGTGCTTCTCTCAAGAAAGAGGATACCTTCTGGTATGAGACTGACAAGGAAAAGCTTCAGGTGTTGCAGCGGTAAGGAGGCAGACATGACAGAAAAACGATATGGGGGGCGGAATCGCCCCTCCTGCTCTATCCGTACAATATGGGGATTGGCAAAATCCCCGGAGCTTTCCCTTGAGGAAGAAAACCTTTATGCCATTATCTTACGAGAGACCAGGAAAGACAGCATGAAGCTGCTAACGCAAGGTGAAATTGACAGAGTTTGCCGAGTTCTCTCGAATATGAAGGATGATGTTATCCGGGCGGGACACGGTAAGCGAACGGATGAAGGGGGAAACCCTCTTACTGAAAATCTTCGCAAAAAGGTTTATGCTCTCACGGAAGAACTAGGATGGAATGATAACAATGCCCGGATAAATGGTTTTGTAAAAAAGATGTTCCAGGTGGAACGTATTGAGTGGCTTTCTGTTCCGCAGATGCATAAGCTCATCGAAGCTCTTAAGAAAATGGTAAACAGAGAACAAGATAAAAATAAGGAGGCTCATTAGATGAAATTTGCAGCATTTAACGCAACATGCCCCTATGAAATAGGTGATAAGATTCAAACCTATGCAGCGTCCAATACTCCCTCGGATAAACAGATTAATATTATGGGTGTAAACCTCAACTTGGAAACACATGAAATAACAAATATTGCTAGTATTCATTTGATAAAAACAGGTAGGGTATTCTTCAAATATGAGTTGGATAACTCTGGAACATATGTGAATCTCTTGTGAATCTCTATAGGGATAATCTTAACATCAGAAAGGCTCTGTATATGTCAAATAAGAAAGATAAAATCACCGAAAAGGATTTGATGATATTTTCAAAGAAAGAACTGATAAAAGCTATTTTACAATCAAGTTGGATATTTAATTCCGAAGGTTTAAGCAGACAGGTCGAAATACTATTCAAAAACAGAATCGAAGCCAATTATGATTTGGTTGAAAAAACTTTAGACCAAAACGAGAGCTTATGCGAACAGATACATAATGGAATGGATACTGATGTGTTTTTAAAAGTTCATGAATCCTTAAATAAAAACAATAAGAGAATTGATAGAATTTACGCCGAGAATAAAAAGATTGAGAAGATACTCTACGGTGATATTTCTATGGAGGATTGAGGAGGCACAGAATGATTGTCTTAAGAGATGAATTCTACTTTGAACCACGTTGTATAGGCTCTAGTGGTAATATTCGCTGGTATGGAGAAACGTACAACACTCCTGAACTTCAGCAGCATTCAGAAAGAACGGTCTATATCCGGGATAATGGAAAGGAATTGTTTATATATAAGCTTTCCAGTGATGATTGCGAGGAAGTACATAAAATAAAAGCGGTATTTACGCTAGTTTGTAAAGTCACAAAATATAGTGCTAGATGGCGATACGGAAGAAAAAATGAGTAGGTATCTTAACGGCCTTATTATCAGTTAGGAGGTTATTATGGAACATGAAACAATGCTGAAGGCAATTAGACTAAGGGATGAGATAAAAGAGCTAGATTGTATACTTTTTTATCTGGAACGTACATGGAGGGCGAAACTAACAAGTAAGACACAAAAGTTATTCCTTGGTAATGTTGCTTATGGTGCTCTTGAAAGCCATGAGATTGAATGCGATCGGGAATTGACCAAACGTATCAGAGAGCTTGTATCCACTTACAAAGCTGAAAAAGAACAAGAATATAAAACCCTATAAGGAGGAATAAACGTGAAGAAACCAAACAGTATTTTAAGCGAACATACCGCAGAATTGTCACCAGAAGAAAGAGAAAAACTCGGAATTGAGATTCTTGAAATGTCAGAGGATGAGCTGAAAACCTATCGGAACAGCGTTGACCCTGATAAGATGGGATTCGCTGGGGAAGAAGGTGCAGACGAATGACTATTACAAAGATTCTAACGCCTTACAATTTTACTGATAAGAACAGCACTGCAAGAATTAAATATCTGGTAATCCACTATGTCGGAGCTCTTGGCGGAGCAAAAGCAAATTGTCAATATTATGCCTCAAAATACATCGGAGCATCCGCCCACTATTATGTCGGGTTTCAAGGTGAAATCTACCAAAGCGTTGAGGATGCAGATATCGCCTGGCATTGTGGAGCTACTACCTATAAGCACCCGGAATGCCGTAATACAAACAGTATCGGGATTGAACTTTGTGTAAGGAAGAAAAACACTGCTTCTCTTAATGCCACTGATAAAGATTGGTATTTTGAAGATGCTACCGTGAGTGCAGTTATTGAGTTGGTAAAATCCCTTATGAAAAAGTACAACATTCCTGCCTCCAATGTAATCCGGCATTACGACGTGACCGGAAAGATTTGCCCCAATCCTTATGTATACAATTCGACAAAACATACCTGGGACGATTTTAAGGCTGCTCTTGCAAGCTCCATCCAAAAGGCTGCCTACATAGTTACTACCACTTGTGACGAGCTGAACATAAGAGCCGGAGCCGGAACAAACTATAAAGTTACTGGTACCATAAAGGAAAAGTCTGGACACAAGAATAAATATACCATCGTAGAAGAAAAAAGCGGCTGGGGTAGGTTGAAATCCGGTGCCGGATGGATAAGCCTTAAGTACACCAAAAGGGTATAGTTTTTGAAAGGAGGTACCCAGTGAATGAATTAGAAAAGTATCTTACACTTGAAATGATACCTGAAGGGATGTATAGAGAAATTGCGGAATCGATTGGAATTGAGAATCTCATAAAGCTTACCAAGATTGTCGGAGGGGCTACAATATACCTTCCGAAGCCGGAAAGCCTGGTAAGACCCGTAAGGGATGCCAGGATAAGGGAAGAATTCAACGGCTATAACCATTTGGAGCTTGCTAAGAAATATGAAGTTACAGACCGTTGGATTCGGGAGCTGTGCGGAGAAGGACACCTTCAGGGACAATATTCTCTCTTTGATTTAGGAATTGAAGGTGGGGAACCTGCCTGAAAATGGAATAAAATCTCAGAAGTGCTACAAATGTAAAGTTCACAGAAAACCTTGTAATATTAACCATAGGAGTTATGCTCCTATGGTTATTTTTTTTATCAAAACTTTTGAAGGAGGAAAAGGTTATGAGTACATTGCAGACAGTATTTACAGAAGGTGTTAGCACAATTATGCTTGCCCTTTTGGGACTTTTGGCAGCGTATGCTACATATGGTATCCGAAAGTTTACCGCAAAAGTCAAGATGCAGACGGAGCAGCTTAAGGATGAAGGGGCTCGCCTCCTGCTGAACAATGCGCTGGAAGATGTTGAGGAGCTGACAGCTGTTACCGTGGCAGCTATTGAACAGACTACAGCAAAAAGCTTAAGGGAAGCCGTGAAAGCAGGAAAAGCAGACCGTGAGGAATTACTGGCATTAGCGTCACGAGCTGCCACCGAAATATCCGCAGCGGTGAAGCCCGAAGCTGCTAGGCTTATCCAAGAGAATTTCGGAAGCTTCAAGGATTATGTTGCTAAACTGATTGAGGAAAAGGTTCTGAATTTAAAAACAATAACTTAACGAGGGAGTAAAGGCATGGAAACAAGTGAAATTTTCATGTTTGGCCTTCAGCTAGTCGCTACGATCGTCGTGGGTGTTGTTGGTTGGAGTATCAAAAGTGCGATATCTGACATGAAGGAAGCTATCAAAAAAAATACCGATGACATTGAAAAATTCAAAAAGGAACTGTCTGAGCTTAAGAGTGACCTTCCCTTTGTTTATGTATTGAGAGAGGATTTCATTCGGACAATGAATAATGCTGATAAGACGATGAGCGACATGAATGCTAAATTGGATAAGATTCTACAAGTTAAATTAATAAGGGAGGGGTGACAAGATGGATGAAGTAAATGAACTTGAGGTAAGCCGGAACAAGGCAATAAGGGGATATATTATCCGCAGCCTTGTAAAAGGTCATCAGAATACATTGCTCCTCCGGCAGATAACGAATGCCCTCATTGCGGATGGAATGATTGTCTCCCCGGATATTGGAAAGCATCTTGATTATCTGAAGGAAGGCGAATATATCGCTTTTGTTGATAAGACGGTAACTGCTTATACTGCTTACCGAAAGGATGCGGTAATAAAGCTTACCAAAAAAGGTGTTGACCTCGTCGAAGGTACAATCGATGACCCGGGGGTTGATGTGTAATGGCGGAGAAAACAGAGAGAAGGCGGACAAGGGTAAGCTCAAAAATCACACAATTACCAGAGGATTTGAAAGAACAGCTTGACGCCCAGCTCCTTGATACTTCGATTACCTATGAGGATATTGCGGTCTGGCTGAAAGAAAGTGGTTACGAAATCAGCAAAAGCGCAGTAGGCCGTTATGCTATAAGGGCAAATCAAGCGGCGCAGCGTGTTGCTGAAACTCTCCAAAGGACAAAAGCCATCGCCGCAGCCGTTGAGAAAAATCCTGATTTGGACTTTACCAAGGCCTCACGAATGGTCTTAATGGATGGATTGATGCAGCGTGTATCCACAGCGGAGGACGATTTTGCAGAAATGCCACTTGATAAGGCCGGACGGCTCATTGCTTCTCTTTCCCGTGTGGAAGTTTATGAGCAGAAAGCCAAGAGAGATTATAAAAGCAAAATGGAGCTTGCGCTGGAAGCCCTTGAGGAGGATTTAACAAAAGCTATCAAGTCAGACCCTCAGTTAACGAAAGAGCTTCATGCAGTTCTCCAAAAAGCAAAGGAGCGGATTCTGACCGATGATTGACTTAAATGAGTACATTGAAAAACTCGAAGAACAGGAAGACCGTGAAGAAATTGCCAATAGGGAATACCAGCGGGAGCTTTTTGAGAAATATGTTACCCGGATAGGCAACAACCAGGAAGACCGGGCACAGCTCTTAAAAGAGTATCAAAACGGAGCAGAGCTCACAGGTCAAAAGGGGCTCAGGAAAAAGCTGGGTGCATTTGACCTTGAATACTTCGGAAGGGCTTATCTTCCGCACTACTTTGTGAGAGAATCACCAGCATTTCACGGAGAACTTGACCGTATCTGGTCAGATGGTGTCATGAAGGGTAAAAATGCTATCAGGGATGCAAAAGAAATCTCCCGGGCAGAAGGCTGCCGCAGAGCAATTGAGGCTCCCCGTGGCCATGCCAAGTCTACAAACTTTACCTTTAAGGATACGCTTCATGCTTCAGCCTATGCCTATAAGCATTATGTCATCATTCTCTCTGATAGCTCTGACCAGGCAGAAGGATTCCTCGCCGACATCAAAACGGAGTATGAGGAAAATGCAGCCATCAAAGAAGACTTTGGAGATATGGAGGGGAAGGTCTGGAAAGCCGGGGTAATCCTGTTATCAAACGGGGTAAAGATTGAGGCTATCGGCAGCGGAAAGAAAATCCGTGGTCGTCGTCATAAACAGTGGCGTCCTGACCTGATTATCTGTGATGACCTTGAGAATGATGAAAATGTCAACACACCGGAACAACGAAAGAAGCTTCGGAACTGGTTCTATAAAGCAGTGTCAAAAGCTGGTGATACTTATACGGATATTGTCTATATCGGAACGCTGCTTCACTTCGATGCGCTGCTTGCCAATGTAGCGAAGAATCCACAATATAAAACCGTCAAGTACCGTGGTGTTATAAGCTTTGCAAAGAATGATAAGCTTTGGGATGCCTGGGAGCTCATCTATACTGACCTTTTAAATGATGATAGACAGGAAGAGGCAAAGGAGTTCTTTGAAGCAAACAAAGAAGAAATGCTTGAAGGTACAGAGGTCTTGTGGGAAGCAAAGCTCAGTTATTATGACCTTATGGTCATTCGGGTATCAGAAGGCGAAAGCAGCTTTAACTCTGAAATTCAGAACGACCCAATAGACCCCGATAGTTGCGCCTTCAATGAAGAATGGTTCAGCTATTACAAAGATGAGGAGGTTGATTTTTCAGATGGACGTTTCCTTTTTGTTGGAGCAAATGACCCGTCACTTGGAAAAAATAAAAAAAGTGATACCTCTGCTATCATCGGTATTGCAAAGGATACAAAGACAGGCTACATGTACATTGCGGTTGCTTCCATTGAGAAACGTAAGCCGGATGTCATCATTGAGGATGCGATTGAAACGTCGAAGCGGCTCCGCAGGGATTATAAGAAACCGTTCACCAAATTCAGGGTTGAGACGGTGCAGTTCCAGCATTTCTTTAAAGACGTTATGGCACAAAGAAGCGCAGAGGCTGGGGAATACCTCCCAATCGAAGAGGTAAACAGTGTACAGAATAAAGATTTGAGGATACAGTCTTTACAGCCTTTTGTCAAAAATGGTTATCTTAAGTTCAATGAGAAACACAAGGCACTCCTTCAGCAGATGAAAGAATATCCAATGGGTAAAAACGATGATGGCCCGGATGCTCTTGAAATGTGTGTGAGAGCTGCTCTTGATGTAAAGGTTGGTACAAAGGTTGATTATAAGTCTGTTATCAGCCGGGCTCTTAAATTCAGAAACGGCTCTTATTAAAGCCAGGAGGTGAGACACTTTGAATATTTTTAATCGAAAGAACAAAGCACAAGAGAAAGAAGTTACCAGAAAAAAACCTGACCTGACAGAGATTGCAGTTGCCCAGATACAGGATAAATATTCAGATTACCCAAGCAATGGACTCACTCCTGTTAGACTTGCTAATATCTTTCGGGAAGCGGATGCCGGGGATGTTCTCAGGCAAATGGAGCTCTTTGAGGAAATGGAGGAAAAAGACCCGCACCTCTTCTCACAGTTACAGACCAGGAAGAACGCCGTTACTGGACTTGATTTTGAAATAATCCCTTTTGACACTGAAAATGAGAAGGACAAAGAAATTGCAGAATTTGTGACCAATGAACTGGGCAGCTTAGAGAATTTTGAGGATATCGCAATGGACTTACTGGATGCGATCGGGAAAGGTATCGCAGTTTCAGAAATCATATGGGACTATGACGACGGTCACGTTGTAGTAAAGGATATCAAGAGCCGACATCAAAAGCGTTTCTTTTGGGATATGGAGGATAACTTTAAGGTAACAACAAAGGAATATCCGGCAGGGATTATACTGCCAGATAACAAATTTATAATTCATCGTTATAAAGCCAGGAGCGGTCATCCTTCCAGGGCTGGTGTCTTAAGGGTTGTTGCCTGGATGTATCTCTTTAAGAACTATGACATTAAAGACTGGGTAAGCTTCTGTGAGATTTTCGGAATGCCTCTTCGCCTTGGTAAGTATGCGCAGGGTGCCAGTGATGAAGATAAAACTGCTCTCATGCGTGCGCTGATACAAATTGGTACGGATGCAGCGGGTATTGTGCCGGATGGAACTGAGATAAATTTTATAGAATCTGGGAAGACCTCTTCCGTTGATGTGTATGAGAGACTTGCAAGATACTGTGATGAACAGATGTCAAAAGCTATCCTGGGACAGACATTAACCAGTGATTCCGGTGGTGGCAGCTTCGCACAAAGTAAGACACATAATGAAGTACGGCATGACCTTACGGTTGCCGATTGTAAGGCTCTTGCTGCTACCTTACGGCGTGACCTGATACGTCCACTAGTATTCTTCAACTTTGGAGAAGACAGGCGTATTCCTTACATACGATACGACTGTGAAGAAGCCGCAGACTTAAAGGAAACCGTTGAAATTTACTCAACACTTATCGCTGACATTGGTCTGAAAGTACCTACCTCACATCTGTACAAAAAATTCTCTATTCCAAAACCAGAGGATGACGAAGAAATTGCAGCACCTACTAAGAATATAAATCCATTTTCTATGAAGGAGTTATCCCTGAAGGATAAAGCAGACACAAGCCCAGGTTCACAAGCTCGGATTGATTCGATGTCCTCCATAGCAGCTAAACAAAGCGCAGGATTGTTTCAAAAACTCTTTGCACCAGTTTTAAGTATGTTATCAGGTGCGGAAAGCCTTGAGGAAGTAAAAAAACTTTTTGAGGATGAGAAGCTAGTCGAACAGCTTGCCGGGGAAATGGATATCAGTGACATTGAAGAACTGCTTCAAAAGGTAATGCTGCTTGCTGACCTTGAGGGGCGGGTGATTGAGAATGAATGAGTTTGAAAGCATTATAAGCCGGAACAAAGAGTTTACCTTTGAGGAGGCTTTGAACTATTTCAAAGAGAAAATTCCTGTCACACCAGAGCAATTTTATGAAATTGCCCAGGAATATCAAGCTCATGCTTTCACAGTCTCAGGCTATACCAAAATACAAATCCTGAAAAAATTCCATGATGAGCTCATAAAGGCAATTGAGGATGGCGAAACCATGAAGAGCTTCAAGGAAAAAATGAATGAATTTCTTGAAACCGAAGGTTATGAAGGTATAACCAATTTCCAGGCAGATAATATCTTCCGAACGAATACGCAGACCGCTTACCAGGTTGGACACTATAAGCAGATGACTAACCCCGATATCTTAAGGCTACGGCCTTACTGGATGTATGATGCGGTAAATGATAAGCATACAAGGCCAAGTCACCTTGCTATGGATGGCAGGGTGTTCCCGGCGGATTCCCCTATATGGGATACCTGGTACCCTCCTAACGGATTCCGGTGTCGCTGCACAGTACGAACCTTGTCAAAGCGTCAGGTCGAACAACGTGGGCTGACCGTTGAAACGGAAGTCCCAAAAGCAGCGGAACTAAAGAACGGTCGTTTTGTGAATGTTCTGCCTGACCCGAGCTTTTCCACTAACCCGGCAAAGGTACCCTTTACACCAGACTTGAAGGGATACCCTGAAGCATTGGTCAAGGCATATCACAGTCAAAAGAATGACAAAAGCGGATAAGCCTTAAATACAGCTTTAAAAAGTAAAAAGGCATTATTCCCAGAGAATAATAAAATGAAAGCGTTATAACGCGTGCTAACGCTGTTAAACGACTATCTAGTCGAGGTGAAACGGATGCAGAAATTAATTGCTTGCAGTGGAAACCAAACGGAAGTAAAAGGAGCTCCTGAAACAGTAAAGATATTACCACTCGGTCATGTGATAAGCCGGAAGGGGAATTTTGATGTAGATGAGGAAAGTTTTCAGCTAATGAAACAGACCTTTCTTTCCAGAGGAAATGACATTGTAATTGATTATGAGCACCAGACCTTAAAAGATATTCAAGCTCCGGCTGGTGGTTGGATAAAGGATATCTTTGTAGAGGATGGAGCGATCGTTGCCAAGGTGGAATGGACACCACAGGCGAAAAAGTATCTTGAAAATAAGGAATACCGCTATCTCTCGCCAGTAGTACTTGTAAGGAAACATGACGGAAAGGCTATTG